AATAGGAGTAATATGGCAATCACATTTCCTTCCAGTCCCGCTTTAAATCAACAATATACATACGGTAGTCGTACGTGGTCTTGGAATGGTGTTGCATGGCAATCTGTTGGTACCGCCCAAGGTTTGCAGGGAACACAAGGTACGCAAGGTGTGCAAGGTACACAGGGTGTACAGGGTTTACAAGGCCCACAAGGTACACAAGGAGTACAAGGCACACAAGGTACTCAAGGTCTACAAGGTTTACAGGGCGTACAAGGTTTGCAAGGTACACAGGGAGTTCAGGGCCTTGTAGGCCCAGCCGTAACTTTACCCGATATCATCCCTTTAGACAACCTTCAATATCAATTTGACGGGATTGAATCAAGATTTTATCCAACAAATAATGGAGTAATTCAAACCATAACTAACCCATTTGTGCTTTTATTAAATTTAAATGGTATAATTCAGAGTGTAAGCTTTCCTGAAGTTGTTTGGGGAACCCCATTTAGCTTTGATGGTTTTACAATAGATTCAGATGGGTATATTGCTTTTTCTGAACCACCACCAGCAGGATCTACATTTTTTGCAAAGATAGATGAAGGTCCAGCAACACAAGTTACAACAAATACATATCCATTTAGAGCAATGGACATATTAATAGGGGCATACTAACATGGCAAGAAAGATCATACTAGAAACAGGATATACATTTTCACCATCTACAAAAACGGTGGTAATTCCAAGAATTGTTGACCAAGAACGTCTTGTTCTTATAACAAACGTCACAAAGAACAAAGTCATCTATAACTTTTCTGATGCATCACTACTTGCATCATCATTCACTATATACGGTGAAAATCAGCTAACAGCTGCAATCACATCGTTGTCAACAACTGGTTCTGCAGTAACATTCACTGCTACCAACTCTTTTGTAATTGGACAAAATGTAACTGTAACGGGTGTTACCCCTACTTCATTTAATATTTCAGGAACAATTACTGCTGTAACATCTACATCATTTACTGTCGCTTCTACAGTAACTGGTACTTATGTTTCTGGTGGACAGGCATCTATTTCAGAGAACACTGCTCTAGTTCTCAATTATAATACAACAGCAATGTCAGCAACAGATAAGTTGCAATTCACAATTGATGAATATGCTGAAAAGTTTGAGCCATCAGCAGAATTAACAGACCCTGTTGGTAAATTTAGAACATCAACACCTCAAGCACTTATTGATACTGACTTTGAGTATGGTCCGCAAACATCTAAGTGGGAAAATCTTGGCTTGATTAATAATCAACCTTTTGCATATCAATTTAACTTTAACGCATTAAACGTAGCAAGCATAACTGCAGGTGCTGCAGGAACAAAGGGTATTACTGTAGCTGTAAATACAACTACTGCCACCGTAAGCAATGCAGTTGGTAGCGGTACAAGTGCAATTTATACAACATCTGCAGCACACGGATTCTCCGTCAATCAACTTGTAACTGTTGGTTCTGGTCTTACTGGTGGTTCTTATGCAACAACTGCTCCAACACCAATTCTTTCAATTCCAAGCTCAACAACATTTATTATTGCAAACGCAACAGCAGCAAATACCCCAACTTCAGGAGGTACTGCAACAGTAACAGCTGGTGTGGTTCCAGCAGTTGGAACTCCAATTTATGTTGTTGATACATTTACTCCTTCAGCGGTAGGTAACTATATTGTTGAGTCAAGAGTATCTGAATCTTCATTTACATATACAGCAAAAGGCTCAACATCATCAACTTGGGCATCTGCAAATATTTTTGATCCAAATAAAACTCTCGTATCTGTTGGAACATTTTATACAGGAACGGGAATTACAGCAACATCTATTACTAATTCTACAAACCTAGTAACTGTAACAACCTCTTACCCTCATGGACTACATATTGGTAATGAAATTGCAGTGATTGGTACAACTGCATCAACAAATGCTCCTAATGGTAACTTTACTGTTACGGGAGTATCATCTCCAAATGTATTTACATTTTATGCAACAAATGCTCCAACAGGAACAATTACTACATCATTAACTGCTATCACAGGAACTGGTTCTGCTGGTAGCAATATTATGACAGTATCATCAGCAACAAACATTGTTGTGGGCATGATTGTTTCTGGAACTGGTATTGCAGCAGGAACATTGGTCAGTGGTATTCAAGGAACTGTAGTGACACTATCACAAGATATCCTTACTACGCTTTCTGGTTCAAACAACATTACTTTGTCTAGTGCAATTTTCCCTCGTTCACAAGCTCAGGTAAAGCACCGTGCGTTTGATGGTGGAGTGTTCTTTTCAACAAATGGTACATCAAATAACGTAGCCCAAGTTCGTCAAACTCGTCGTTACTTTAGATATCAATCAGGTAAAGGTATCCAGATCTCCTCTGGAACAATTTTAAAGCCTACTTATGGAATTGATTCAATTTCATATTCTTCTCCATATGTAACTATTACAACTAAAGAGCCTCATGGTTTGCAACCAGGATATCAGGTTACAGTTTATGGTGCTAACGAAATTGGTTACAATGGTACATTCACAGTAACTGGATCTACAGGTATTAATACATTTACTTATGTACCTTCAACAATTCCTTTGATTACTACAGCATCTGGTAACTACTATGTTTCAGTTTCTGGTTGGAATGGTGCTGCAAACAGATTAGGTTTGTTTGATCAGCAAAATGGTGTATTTTTTGAATATGATGGAACTACTCTTTATGCAGTTCGTCGTTCTTCAATCTTCCAAACTGCAGGTCGTGTATCTGTAACTCAGGGTAGCACATCTATCACAGCATCTTCTGCATTCCCAACAACATTTACAAAACAGTTAATCCCAGGTGATTACATTGCAATTCGTGGTCAATCTTATAAGGTTACAGATATTATTTCTGATACTTCATTGACAATTCAACCTGCATATCGTGGTCCTACAGCATCTAACGTAATTGTTTCTAAGACAATTGATACAAAGATTCCACAATCTCAGTGGAATATTGATAAGATGGATGGAACAGGTCCTTCTGGATACAACATTGATCTTACTAAGATGCAGATGTTCTATATGGATTATTCATGGTACGGAGCAGGTGCAGTTCGTTGGGGCTTTAGAGGTCCTAAAGGAAATATTATTTATGTTCACAAGCAAGCAAATAACAACCAAAATGCTACTGCTTATATGCGTTCAGGTAACTTGGCAGGACGTTACGAATCAGTTACTTCTCCAGCTACAACACAAATTACAGCATCAGTAGGTACATCTGACACTACAATTAACGTAGGTAATACATATGGATTTTATACACCTACATCAGCAACTCAAACACTTACTGGTGGTACTTCTGGACAGAATACTGTAACTGTAGGTTCAACGGCAAATATTTTAGTTGGTCAATTTGCAAATGGAACAGGTATTGCTCCAGGAGCTGTTGTAACAGCAATTAATACTACAACAAATACATTAACGCTTTCTATTAATAACACTGGAACTGTTTCTGGTACTGGAACATTCCAGTCATATCCAGGAGCTGCAGTAGTTAGAACTACAACATCAACCAACTCATGGGAATACATAAACTATACTGGTCTTACATCAAATACTTTGACTGGTGTAACTCGTGGACAAGCGGGTGCTACAGCAGTAACACTTAATATGTCAGTTGGTTCAAATATTGCTACAGTAACAGGTTCAAGCACAACAACTGCTGGACTACAAGTTGGTATGAGAGTAATTCATCCATACCTTCCAGATGGAACAAAAATTGAATATATTCCAGCAGGAAATACCACAACTCTTCTTCTTTCTACTTCTCCAACAGTTGCTCTTTCAGCAACCGCAGTTTGGTTCCCAGCAATGGGTTACACAACTGGAACTGCAGGATCAACAAACGGTACTGGTGTAACTGCAGGACAAGCATTTACATATTCAGCAACTGCTCCAGTTGTTGTAGAGCAAGCCTATCCAACATTTGGACCTTCCATCTCACACTGGGGTACATCAGTAATTATGGATGGTCGCTTTGATGATGATAAGTCTCTTCTCTTCACTTATGGTCAAACTACACCAACAATATTAGGTTCTTCAACACCAGCAACATATGTCTTTGCATCAGGCGGTGCTTCTGGTCAAAATACAGTTGTTGTAACTGTAACTGCAGGAACAACAATTGCTACAGGAGCACTTATTTCTGGAACAGGTGTCCCTGTTGGAACTTATATTACAAACGTTGTAGTAACAACTTCTACAACTTACACTTTGACACTTTCAAATAACTTAACATCTCAAGCTTCAGGTAACTATGTTATAACTGGAGCAGCTTCAAAAGCACTTATGTCAATTCGTATCGCACCTTCTGTAGATAATGGATTCTCAGGAGCATTTGGTACTCGTGAACTTCTTAATAAGATGCAGTTGCAAACTAAAACACTTGATATTTCACTTATTGGAACCACAACTGGTAATGTACTTGTACAGGCTTATCTTAATGGAATTTCTTATAACTTGATTGGTTCTACAAATACTTCTACCGTATGGACCAATGCCGTTAGAAATGCTATTAATACACCAAACTCATCTCTTGCACAAATTGCTGACTACTCTGGTTCATCTTATGTTATTCAAGGTGGAGAAGTAACTGGTGGATTCTTTGTATATAATACTGGAACAACAGATATTTCTCAAGTTCGTGACCTTGGTAACGCTGTTCTTGCTGGAGGATCTGCATATTCAAATACTCAGGTTTACCCAGATGGTCCAGATACGCTTACAATTGTTGTAACTAACGTAGGTACAGCTCCACAATCAGTACTTGGTCGTATCTCTTGGACAGAAGCCCAAGCTTAATAAAGGGGGCAGGCAATGGCTTTAGATAAACTTAAATATCAGTATACTGATCCATTACAGGTATCTTCTTTAAGCGTTAATAATAATTTAAGTGTTGGCGGGTCATTAAGTGTTAATGGAACACTAATAAATCTCGTCAACTACCTAACAACTTCTACCTCTCAATCCGTTCAAGCCTTCAACGATTATTTCTTGACGGCTGGTCCTGCAAAACCAATATCAAAGTAATAACTAAAAATATGTATTTAAGGTTATAATAAGTTATATGTCATACAAACAGGTAGTATTAAGAGATAATCCAATAGCATTTTGGCCTTTGAATGGAACTTCTTCTTTAAGGACATATGCTACTATTCTTCTTGAATATAAAACTTATCAGGATTGGTTAAATGCAGAGCCAACTTATGGCTCGGATCCAATCACCTTTACTTTACAAGATATATCAAACTCTGGAAATCATGCAGCGTATACTATTGGTTCCCCAAATTTTTTAGATATATTGCCTTTAGCCACGTTATCTAGCTATGATACACAATTGGCGGGTTGTAAAATAGATTCTGTTTCAGAAGTAGGTATAGTAAACCAATATAGCCCTACTGGATTTGGCTCTACTCCTCTTTATAATATGTTCTATACAGGTACAGAAAACCTTTCATTTGGTATGGAAATGTGGCTTTCTTTTGATTCAAATCCACCGCTTGACAATGATGTTTTATCTGTAGTATACAATAATACTGAAATAGCCCAAGTATATATTAATAATGATAAAATTTATTTTACTATTAATGGTAAAAATAAAAATACTGGTCAAGCTCTTTCATACACAACATATAAGCAAGTAAAATCTTGGAGTTCACAATGTCATCTATTTGTTTATTATTCTAAGGGTACTATTAATATAGCTATAAATGATATGTATGGTAATTCAATTCAAACAGATTCAAACTTTATTTGGAGTAATGATATTTTTGCAGCACCCGATTTTTTCTATAAGATAGGTCCAGCTTCATCATCAAATAATTTTGTTATAAATGATCTATCATTTTATGATTATGTATTATCAGATAACCAAATTAAATCTCACATGGTTTGGGGTTCTAGAAACTCTAATCCTGTTTCATATGCACAACAAACAAGTGCATATGCTTTTGATATAAAAGAACAAGCTAATATGTATGCTTACAGTAAAGACTTTTCAAATCCTGCAAATTACAAACAAGGTGTTATAAACAATTTAATTGCAGATAGCTCAGGATTAACATTGCAAACTATTCCAAGTTTAACTCAGGCGGGATCTGGATCTATATCAACTTTATCTGGTTCATTGTCAGTAACAGGAACAGCATCAGCAAAGATATCTAATATATCAAATTACTTTTCACCAACTAACATGTCAATAGTTGGACAGATAAATTGGAATTCATCTCTTAACTCAAATTATCCAGGTGTTATAGCAGCAATTGAAGGTATAAACTCAGATGAATGGTTTTATCTTGCACAAGATACTTCAAATAAACTAACATTATTCTATTATTCAGTTTCAAATACTTATCCTTATGCTGCATCAAATACAGCACTTATTAGTTTGCCATCGCAAAATATTTCAGGTTTATATAATTTTGGCCTATCATTTAATGGTGGTCTTGCAACTATCTATATGTCTAATACAGGTACTGCAAGCACTAATAACATGCCAGGATATAACTATACTAACTTAAATCTTTATTTTGGTAATCAATATTCAAGAGCATCAACTTCAGCTATGGTGGGGAGCTTAAAAAACGTATCCATACTACCTATATATGTAAACCCATCTACATATACAAATTATGGAAACAATGATTCATTTACAATGACATTCAATAATACTTTGGCGGTAGCACAAAAAGGTACTTGGACATATACAGTACCATCATCACAATTTACTAAAGTGGTAGGATCAAGATTAACATGGGATAGTGGAACATCTGATAGTTCAACTATAAGCCTTAATCAAAACGTATCATTTCAATATTCTGAAGATTATGGAAATACTTGGAGCCAAGTTACAAATGGATACCCAGTAACAAAGTTTGCAGATTCATCAACAATTGCTTATACTGATACAACATTTAAAGCTACCATGTTTGTACAAGATTCATCTTCGCCTAATTTGCCAAGACTTGATAATTTGTTTATTGCTTTTTACAAAGATCTATCAATTCTTTCAGATGCAGGAGCCTACCTGCTAGAACCAAGACAGGGTAGCTATACAGGAGATACTTATTCTATTAAGAAGAACTTTTTTAATATTCTTGCAAGAGGCGAGAACTTTGGAATTAAAGTAGATGAGGTTAATGGAAGTAATTCCGTAGCTACAATTGTTCCAACAGGAAATGCAGCGGGATATCAAACAGTTGAGTTTTGGTTTAAATATGATAGTTTGAGTTCAACAGCTGTTCAAGTTATTTTGGATACTCTTGGAACTCAAGGAACCCTATACTTTGAACCTACTAGCGGAACCATATATCAAATTGGTTTAAGCAATGTATATATAAATGGTGTAGCATTGGCCTCTGGAAGAGTTTTGACCCAAGGTGAGTCGTATCACTTTGTTTGTGTATATCCAAATGTCACAAACTCATCTCTATATTTGGGCGGGGATAAAGGATTAAATAACTTTACATATGGCTCTTTTGGCTATATAACAATCTATCCAAATGCCCTACAGCAAACAGATGCTCAAAGCAGATACCTAAGTTTCTTGGCAAGTAATACATCTCAAATTGATTATTCAACGCTATTATCTGGAGCATCAAATATTATAGGAACACTTGCAGAATATGCAGGCTCAAGTACTGGATATAATGGCGGTAATCCAATTTTGTCATACACTCATCCTACAAACAATGCTTAAACAAGTATATTTGGCATACACATGTACCGTTTTTAGTGGTTACGTGGTATTATAGGCATATGGGTAAAATGAAGATTATCCCCGTTGATGAAGTTAACTGGGGATTATATATATGGCAACTGCCAGATGGCAAGGTTGTTATGGATGATGAAGGTGCTTATTTGAGTATCCCGTCCATGAAAGGCGATATTCGCCAGATAAAAAAGCTTAAAGATGCTGCCAAACACTACGGTCTAGAAGATGGTGAGCCATTGTTTATGGCGGGTCACAGACCAGTTACAGATGAAGAACTTGAAATTCAAAAACAAAGAATGGAAATGGGACTTGTCCCAGACGAACATGATCTTCCAGCAATGATGGATTATGTAAAAGAAATGAGGGAGATGAAGCTTGGTTAATTTAAGAATTGATGACAGTATGGATGATGATGATGAGGGCATCACAGTTAAGATGGACGCACCAGTTCATACAGTAGAACATGATTTTGGTGATCCTTTTAATGCAACATGGGAAGATATTAAAAAGGCGGAGGGACTAAGCCCTAATTTCCGTCGTCAAGTTAATAGAATGCAAAAGTCATTTACTGGTATTGATGATGCAAAGTCAAAGAAACTTGATCCACTTGATCTTACAGGATATTCTCTTTTTCAAATCGTACAGCCCCCATACAACATTCTCTATCTAGCACAACTTTATGATATTTCTCCATATCACCATTCTGCTGTAAATGCTAAGGCTGCAAACGTTATTGGTCTTGGCTATAAGTTTGAAGAGACTTGGGCAACCAAGCAAAAAGTTGAAGATGCAATGGATAAGAGTCCAAAA